CACCGCTTGACCTGCACGTCAGTCAGTTCAGCGATCATCTCGGCCAACTCTTCGGGATCGTCGAGGTAGATTCCCGCGTCAACACATTCGAGCATCCACTCACGAGCATCATCGACGGGACAGAAAACATCAGACATGGTGAACTCCAATCGGGTTCGAGGTTCGAGGCCACACCGAAGCGGGTTGCCGATGGACGAATACTATCGGCGAGCGTAGGGAGCGTCAACAGAGTAGTTCGTGTTTTCGTGGTCGATGCCAGGTCGATCCGCACGCAACCCGTTACGCCGATGGGAGAAAAAACTTTTCGGTCGCGCCTCGTTTCCGTGCTGTTCTGGCCTCGCTTCAGGGTTGACCGCAGGTTGTTCGCATGCTCTTGCGATGTCGTTTCGAGCGTGTTCATCGCCCGTTTCGAGCGTGCTTCGCTGCTGGCCGATCGTCGTCGAGAGCGATGCCAGGCGAGCGCGATCGTCGAGGCATGCGATGAGTGAGGGGAGAGGCGTGTCGGTCTGGTTCCGCTCGCGATTTCGCGTGTGGTTATATCTTATCGCGCGCGTGATAGCCTAAGCTCGATCCGACGTAACGTGTTGGGCGACAAGGGCTTGCGTCGCGTCGCAGGGACCCCCAGACCAGAGGTGGCGCGACCTTTTGCCCCGAGGGCGCGGGCGCGCGCGTCGCCCGGTATATAAGTAGACCCTCTTGTTCACTCCCACACACAATAAGTAAACCCGATACTGCTTAATGTTCGGGTCATGGGGCCCCGGCAAGGGTCTCTTGGCGCGGCGCTGCACTTGAGGGTTGGTGAGGCGGCAGGGGCTGTGGTGGAGAGAGACCACCCCCTTTGACTTGCGGCCAGGCGAGCGAAATCCATCGCAAGCTGTCTGGCTATCCCTGAGTTGCAGGGCAGGTGTTTGTCCGCCGTGGGAGAGTGTCACGGTCTGGTGGCTACAAGGGGCTGGGGTCTCAGACGCCGCCCGGAGCAAGTCCTTTTTTCGTGGTGCCTTTGGGACCCTGTGCGGGCGAGGTAGGCAGCACCACCGTTGAGCCTGTCTGGCATCAGAGCCTGAGTCGCCATCTTCGCAGATGATGAACGGCTGTCAAGAGGCGATTGACGTTGACACTTTACGGGAAGATGGTAAATAGGACAATCGTGTCCAATTTCAGGAAAGGCTCCCCCGATGAGTGAATCTGAGAAGGAACCGACGCCGATGCGGGCGCTGGCAATGGAGATTGTCGGGCGGCTGGTGGAGATGGTGCGCGCGGAACACGCCAGTCCCGAGAGCAGGCCAGTGGATCACACTAAGTTCACGCGACGGCTGATTGACAGCCTGCTGGAAGAGATTGTCAACGTGACGGTCGGCGACGAGACCACGGATGAGTTTACCTCGTTTTGCTATGACAATCTGCAAGAGCGGCTGTGCGAAATGGTGCTGTGGTAATGGGTGCGAAGCCGCGATCGACGTTTGAGGTGGAGGGCGGCACGGTTGTGCCGATGAACGCCAACGCCACCCTGTTCGTGAAGATGGTCCTGCTGCAACTGGGGGCCAAGGAGTTTTACGACGTTTACACAAAGCAGGTGACGGACTTCATGAAGTCGCACGTGTGGGGTGAGGAGCGGCGACTTCTGGCGATGCAGTATGTGTTTCGGGAGTTCGGGACCACGAAGCCGCAGCGGAAGTGGAAGCTCTGGGTGGAGCAGTTCTGTCTGTCGAACCCGATGCGGCTGTATGCCCCGAAGTACCAGAAGGACGCGAAGGGCAAGATGCCGTTCACGGACCCACGCGGAAAACCGCTGCTGGCCGGGGAGCTGCATCGTCGGTATCTGGCGGCGGCGGCGGCACTGGACCTGTCAGTGGAAGCGGTTGATGCGATTCGGTCGATCAACGGGCGGATGGTGAGGGAGCAGCAGGCGGTCGATCAGGTCTTAGGAACCCTGCCCGCTCGAACGTCGGTTGATCTCGAAGGGGCCGTGAGTCTGTCGGATGATCCGGGTGCCCCGACTGGCGGATTGGTGGATGAGGCTCCCCGCAAGTTCAAGGCTCCCGAGGAGCATGTCGTCACGAAGGATACGTGGGCTGGGGTGAAGCCGATCTCGGGCCGGGAGGAAATGACGTGGGTCAAGAATCATCTGGCGTTGTCGGGAGTTTCCCCGGCGGATTGTCCGGGGCCGGGGGCGTGGGCGATGTACCTCAATGCCCGGTCGGACCCGGAGACGTTCTGGAAGACGTGGCAGACGCAGGTAGTGAAGGAAGACGACAATGCCAAGGGTCGCGATGCGATTGCCGTTGCGACGGCGCGGCAAGTGGAGGAACTGGATCGGCTGATGGAAGCGATGCTGAAGGAAGCGGAGGGGTGACGATCAGCCAAGAGGAGATGGACGACAACGCCGAGTTGATTGACCTGATTGATCCGGTTGCTGTGGAAGAGTACGAGCATCCGCACTGCGGAGACCTGGAGCGTCGGCGTGGCTGACTACCCGAAAGACCCGATCGCGAACCTCAAGTTCCGCCAGTCCGTCATTCAGCGGGCGGCGAGCGATCTGGTATTTCGTGACTACCTGCTGAAGAAGTGCGAGTCCGATCCGCTGTTCTTCATCAACGTGTTCGGGTTCACGCATGACCCGCGCCGAGACCCCGCCAAGCTGCCGTTCATCACGTACTCGTACCAAGACACGCTCATCACGGAGTTGGATGCGGCGGTCAATAACGGGTATGACTTCCGAATCGAGAAGTCCCGCGACATGGGTGTGTCGTGGTGCGTCTGCCTCTGGATGTTGTGGCGGTGGCGGTTCAAGCCGTACCAGTCGTTCCTCATGCTGAGCCGCAAAGAGGACTTGGTGGACGGCGACTCGGACTCCCTGTTTGGGCACATCGACTTCGCGATGCGGTCAATGCCTGCGTGGCTCATGCCTGCCCATACGCGGGTGAAGCTCTCGCTCGTCAATCAGGAGAACCAGTCGGCAATCGAAGGGGAATCAACGAACTCGGACGCCGGGCGCGGTGGACGACGAACGGCAATCCTCTGGGATGAAGCGGCGGCGTTCCCGAATGGCGGATACGAAGTGGCGAGCGCGACCCGCGACAACACGCTGTGCCGAATCATGAACTCGACCCCGAAAGGCGAGTCGAACTACTTCGCCGATTCCCGCAAGACAACCAAGACATTCTCGGCACACTGGTCGGTTCACCCTCGGAAGAACATCGGGCTATACCGAGTCGTCAAGGGGCAGGGGATTCAGATTCTCGACAGTGGTGCCCCGGTCGATTACCAGTACGTTCAGTCGGTGCCGGGCGGGGTCTATGGCCTGCGTTCGCCGTGGTACGACAACGAATGCAAGCGAACGCCGAACCCCACGGAAATTGCCCAAGAGTTGGACATTGACTACCTCGGGAGTGATTACCCGTTCTTCGATATCCGCGTGCTGGAAGGACTGGCGGAGCGGCATTGTCGCCCACCACTCTACCGGGGCGACATGACGCTGCACGGCAAGCAAGGCTCGTTCACAGAACTAGACGGGGGGCCGCTGCGAAGCTGGATTGATCTCGGCGCTGGCCCGCCTCGTCACCGCGATTTCGTCGTCGCGTGCGACGTGTCGAGCGGAACCGGAGCGTCGAACTCAATCGCCGTGGTGGCGGACCGAAACACCGGCGAGAAGGTGGCGGAATGGGTGTCAAACATCACGAGCATTCATGAGTTCGCCCGCGTGGTAGTGGCGTTGTGCTACTACTTCAGCTTCGGGGACAGGCCCGCATTCCTCGTCTGGGAAGGCAACGGGCCGGGGATGTCGCTGGCGAAAGTCATCCTGAACGAACTGAACTTCCGCAACGTCTATTACCGCAAGGATGAACTGCGGTCCGGCAAGGTCTCGAAGGATCGCATCCCCGGCTGGATGTCCACGGAAGATTCCAAGCGGGCGCTGCTGATTGAGTACCGCGAGGCACTCGGGATGGGGCGGTTCATCAACCCGTCGATCGAGTCGCTGATGGAGTGCCGGGAATTCAAGTGTCAGCCGGACGGGCGGATTGAACACCAGCGTCTGGCCATGATGAAAGACGGGGCGAAGAACCACGGGGACCGCGTGATTGCGGACGCCATCGCGGCGATGCTGTGTATGCCTACCGTCGTCAGGAATGAAACAAAAGAGCCGCGCCCGCAGGCGTCTTACCCAGTGGGCAGTATCGGCTGGTTGAGACAGCAGGAAGCTCGTGAGTCCCGCCAGAAATTTCGCCCGAGGTATTGAGCATGATCGACCCGAGATCGGAAGTCGGACTCACGGAACTGAACAATGCGATTCGCAAGTCGAATCTGCGGATGGAACCGTTCCGCGACAACTACAAGCAACTCATCGCGCAGTACGTCGGTAGCAGCTACTCGCCATCGGTGGGCGTGGAAGAAAATCCGCTGAATCTGCTCGAAGTCGCGGCGACGATCTACACGCAGAGCCTGATGGCGAAAGCCCCGCAGGTTACGGTGCGGACAAAGCAGGATCGGTACAAGGCCGCTTCGCTCAAGCTCGAAGCCCTGATCAACCAGGAACTGAAGTCGCCCGCGATCAAGGAAGCCCTGCAACGTGCGGTCATCGCGTCGATCTTCGGCATGGGACTGGTGAAGGTGGGCATCAAGTCGGCGGGGACGATCTCCGTCATGGGCGAGGAGACGGACTACGCGACCCCGTACATCGAACCGATCCTGCTGGAGAACTGGGTGCAGGATATGTCGGCGGCAACGATCGACGAGGCCGACTACTACGGCCACTACATCGACATGCGGTACGACGACCTGAAGGACAACCCGGATTTCGACGAGCAGGTGCGGAAGGAGATTCGCCCGACGGAGAAAAAGTCAGGGACTGACGATCCGCTCAATGACCTGTCTGGCGACCCGACTGAAGGCCGCATCGGGAAGTGGTGCCGCGTTCTTGAAGTGTTTCTCCGTCGCGAAAAATTGATCGTGACCTACTACCCGGACTACCTGACCGCCCCGCTGATGGTGCGGGACTGGGAAGGCCCACCGGGTGGCCCATGTCACGCCCTGTTCTACAACGACGTGGAAGGGAACAGTATGCCGCTGGCTCCCGCGTTGACGTGGAAGCCGCTGCACGAGATGGCGAACAGCGTGTTCCGCCAGATTCACCGGCAGGCCGAGCGGTCGAAGCAGATCGGGATTGTCCCGAACAACAACGAGGACGACGCCCGCAAGATCATGGACGCGAAGGACGGGGAAGTCGTGTCGGCGGCGGACCCGCAGGCAATTGTCGAGCAGCAGTACGGCGGGATCGACCAGCGGAACTTCGCCTACTTCATGCAACTCAAGAAGGAGTTCTCGTGGGCGGCGGGGAACCTTGACACCCTCGGCGGGCTGGGGTCGATGGCCAACACGGCCACGCAGGACCAGATTCTGAACACCAACTCGTCGGCCCGGATCACCGCCATGTCGGCGCGCGTGAGCGAGTTCACCAAGCGAGTCGTGACGGACTTCGCGTACTGGATGTGGACGGACCCCGCCATTACCTACGAAGTGATTCTTCAATCCCCGATGGGACCAATCCCGAGCGTGCTGCAGCCGGACGAGCGGGGCTACGACTTCTTCCTGAACGAACTGGAACTGCAACCGTACTCGATGACCGAGCAGCCGCCATCGGCCAAGCTGTCGCAGGTCAGTCAGGTGATGACGCAGATCATTCTGCCAATGGCTCCGATGCTTCAACAAGCCGGGATCACGCCGAACGTACCGGAGTTCCTCAAACTCATCGCCCGCTACAGCAACATGCCGGAGATCGCGGACCTCGTGACAGTGAACGGTCAGCCGCTCCAGATGGGGACGCCGGATGTCTCCAAGAAAACGCCGATGACCCCGCCGGTCAAAGTCTCAACCGAGAACCGCGTGTCTCGCGGGGCCGGGGGTATGCAGGGGGACGAGACGACCCTGATTAACCAGATGATGGCTCAAGGCGGCAGGCCGCAACAAGGCGCATAAAAGCCGCAATAAATCGCAATGTTTTTTGCGGTGTTCGGTGGTGTTCGACACCGAACAGTCGAACAGTGGAAACAGCACAACCCCATAAGGAGCCATGTGTTACGGAAAGTGTTCGACACGGATGTCGAACGATCGAACACCTCCGCGAAAAATCGCGATGATTTATTGCGGAGCGGACATTCGCGCGGACAAAAAGCGGACACTTAATTTTGACTTAATTTTGACTTAACGACAGTCCCTCGCCGCTCCCCGCAGCGAGGTTCACATGGTGGAGTTCAATGGAGAGTTCACCCAAGAGGTGTACGAGCAGTTGGCGAAGCAGCAGAAAGAACGCCGGGCGACGGAGCTTGCCATTCACGGCATGACCCTGCGACCGAACGCGCAGATTCACAGCATCGCCTCGGGCGTCCAGCCGAATCAGATCGCCGAAGCGGTCGCCGAGGCGGCCAAGTACGGGCTGCACGTCGAGTACGACAAGAAGGGCAATCAGGTCTTTCGGTCGTACCGGCAGCGTGATCAGGTGCTGCGAAAAAAGGGGTGGGTAGTTTACGACAACAATGGGGATTGACAAAATCGGACAAGTTTGTCTAATTTAGGCGAAGCCCTTCCCCCAGCCGCTCCCCCAAGGCTGATGGGTATGTCGGAAGAAGTTCTCGAATCTGGGTCGCCAGATGTTTCCGCGTCCACCGATACGCTCGGTGCCGATGCGTCTGATTCGCTTTCCACGCCCGAGGCTCTCAGTCAACTGGAAGCCCAGTGGGATTCTGTCTTGGCGGACGAAACCGCCCGAAACGAACCGTCTGAGTCTCCCGCGCCGGACGCGGTAGCTACTGGGGAGCGGCCTGCTGCTCCGGCCGGGAGTTCTCAGACTGCGCCACAACAGGCCCCGCAGGCCCAGTGGACGCAACAGGACTTTCAGTACGCACAGGCGTTGGGTGTTTCCCAGCGGGACTTGCAGCGGATCGGTGACCCGAACGTCTTTCGCTCGATGGTCAACCGCTTTGGCGAGTTGATGCAAAGGCAAGCCGCTCCGGCCCCGCAGGCCCAGCCGCAACAGCAGTACCAAGGGTTCCAGCCGTACAAGCTGCCCGGTGACGAGGAACTGTACGACGAAGGAATCCGTGGTGCGATTGGGCACTTCAACCAACACCTTCAGGGTGTTCACGCTCACTACGAGCAGCGGTTCCAGCAGTTGGCTCCGGTGCTGAATCAGTTCCAGCAACACCTGCCCTATCTGGCGCAGATGCAACAGTCGGCCCAGCAGGCGGCGCAACAGGCGTTCTACGACCAGTTCGATGCCGCACTGGATGGATTGGATGAGACGATCGTCGGGCGAGGGAAGGTTTCCGCCTTGAGCGATGCGTCGCAGAAAGAGGCCCGCAGGCAAGTCGCCCAGCAGGTTGAAAAAGAGATCGCTTACCACCGAAGCCGAGGCGATGCGATGCCGCCTTTGGATCAGATGGCGAAGCGAGCGTTCCACGGACTGTTCTTCGACCGACTGACTCAACAGCAGAAGGTCATGGTTCAGGGTCGCGTGGCGGATCGGATGAGGCAGACCACTGCGTCACCGGCCCGGAAAGCAGTTACCGCGTCGGCTCAGTCACGCCTTGACGCCCAATGGGATCAGGTTCTCTCGAACCGCTAATGAGGAGCATCGCACATGGCAATTCAGTTGCTGGATATCGCCGACCTGGTTCTCAGCCAGATCGCGGAGTTTGAAGAAAAGGGCGTCATCGACTTGTTCCAGACGCTCCGGGAATACAAGGCCGAAGAGTGTATCGGCATGATGAAGTCGGAAGGGGCCGAAAGCCACTCCTACAAGTGGAATCTGGTGACGGCCTCGAACAACCCGGCGCAGATGGTCGGCGTGGGGCAGACCCTCAACCCGACGATCGCCAACCTGCAACAGCAGGCCACGATCTCGTTCCGTCAGGCGAACACGAACTGGTCGTACGACGATCAGGAAGTGTCGGCCAACGAGGGCGGCAAGCGCCGGATCGTGGACATGATCAAGACGCGGCAGATGGACGCTATGCGTTCGCTGGCCGATGTCGTGGAAAACCAGTTCTGGGGTCGCCCGGTCTCCAGCACTGACAACCTGTCGATGAACGGGATCAAATACTGGCTGGTCCAGAACGCCACCCTCGGGTTCAACGGTCAGTTGCCCGGCGGCGGATTCACGGATGTCGCGGGTGTTTCGCCTTCGACGACCACGAACTGGCGCAACTACACCGGGGCGTTCTCGGCGATCGACATTCCGAACTTCATCGACAAGCTGGACGATGCGACGTGGAACACGTCCTTCAAGTCGCCGGTCTCGATGAATCAGTTGGGCACCGGCAGCAAGATGCCGAAGCATGCCTACTTCACGACGTGGGACAACCACAAGCAGATCGTGCGGTTGATGGAAACGCGACGGGATAACATTGGCCCGGAAAGCGCTCCTGACCTCGGCCTGTACTGGGGCAAGGCTCACTACCGTGGCAACCCGATTCACGCCGTGGCGTGGTTGCAGACCAACACGACGAACAATCCGTTCTACGGGATCAGCTTCGACGACTGGGTTTACAAGTACCACAACGGGTGGAAGCAGAAGACCTACCGCCCGATGAAGGACAAGACCCAGCCGACGATGAACACGGTTCACGTCTACACCGAAGGGAACTTCGTCTGCCTCAACCGGCGGAAGAACTTCGTGCTTTACAACAGCACGAGCGGATCAGCCGACACGTAATCAGAAGCGAACCGCGTTTCTTCCCCACAGAATTTTTCTCCTGAAGGAGTTTCATTATGGCAGATGTTGGTGGCATCCTGGTTCCGTCCTCGTCCTACCGGGGCGTGTCGGAACCGATCCTGAAGAACCTGTCGTTCGAGCGTGGCACCCTCTACGGGCGCGAAGGCTACACCTACTTCAACGACTTCCTGTCTGGCAGTGCGGCGCTGACGACCCATGCCGGAACGGGCTGTACCGTCACTGGTACACCGGACCTTGCTGGTGGCGGCGTCCGCATTTCGATGGACGGCACGGCCAACGACGAAGCGAACTGGGGTCCAGCCGATTCCAGTTCGGCTCCGTACGCGATCAACACGGCGAGTGATGTCGGGCGGGTGGCGTTCGAGATTCGACTGAAGAAGTCGCTCGTGTCAAACAACTCGCTGGCGTTCGTCGCCGGGCTGGGCAAGAGGGGTCTCGTCGCCGATGCCCTGTTGGCGGACTCGACGGGTGCGCTGGCTGACGTGGACTTCATCGGCTTTCAGGTTCTGAACGCTGCTGGGGGCACGGTCAACTTTGTGTACCGCAAGACCGGCCAGACTCTCCAGACCGCGATTGCGGGCGTGGCGACCATGACGGCCGACACGTTCATCAAGCTGTCT